AGTTCTTTTTCGCAGACGAGCCGGACCTCGTTCATCGCAAGAGCGATCTCGTCCACATTCTTCAAAATCTCAGCGAGTTCAGGCTTCTCGCTGGCATCGACCTGTCCATCTGCGGCCACATCAATGATGCGATGGCGCAGGCTGTCGATTTTCGAGTCATCCAGCCCTTTCAGCACTTTCAGGGCTGCCATTGCGATGCTGCTGGTTTTGGTGCAGAACGGCATACACGCTCCAATCGGGCACTCGTGCTTGCAGTACCCGGTCTTCAGCTCCGGCTGATGGTACAGATCAGCCATAAGGACAACCTTGTCAACCGGGACGAATTTGGTGTTGCCGTTTTCGTAATCAGCGAGGGTGGACACGCTTACGCCGAGGAGCTCGGCGGCCTTTTCGCGGCTGTAAAGCCTGTCGTCGTATTCTGCGGCAGCTTTTCTAGCCTCAAAGTACACATTTCCGCTCGCTTTTGAGCAGTCTCTTCCCATTTTCTTTGGGTTCCTCCTGTGTTACGATGTAATCACTGATACGGACTGTCAGGGATGTTCAAGGCATCGCTGATGTTCTTGACAGCGGTTTCGGAGTAATTGCGGCCACTGACGATGCCAGATGTGTACTGCTTCGTCAGGCCAACGAGCTTTGCGAGGTCAGAAATGCTCATATCGCGCCGCACAAGCTCGATTTTGACATTCTTGCACCACTGCGGCAGGGGTCTTGCCATCATTTTGCGCCTCCTTCTCATCATTTTTAATTTACTTTTTACAAGTAAAATGATACAATCAGATTACATCCACTTGGTCGGTGGGATATTTGAGTAAGTGATTGTAACTTAATTATAGCTGGAATCTTCCAGTTAGTCAATATCATTATTGGAATTTTCCAGCTATTTTTAAGGAGGTTATTATGAGTACAATTTTGGAACGCCTTATCATGCTTCAGGAGCAGTCCGGGATGAACCAGAAGCAGCTCCAGAAAGAGCTTGGTCTCTCAAACTCGGCATTCTCCGACTGGAAGAAGGGCAAGGGCCGTCCATCGGTGGAAGCTCTCGTCCGCTTCTCGGAGTTCTTTGGCGTGTCGATGGACTGGCTGGCATTTGGCAACGTAGAAACGTCAGGAAATCAGACGAGCGCAGCGAACCCACGCGAGGCTGCTCTCCTGCTGAAGTACAGGTCAATCTCGAACGAGCAGAAGGTCAGGCTCGAAGCGTATCTTGATGGCATGGTCGATTCCAATGCGGCTCAGGAGGCCGAAGCAAAAGATGTCGGATAATCAGACTAAGCGATTTCATCGGCTGATCTCGGAGGGCAGAATCGTCTTCAAAGCTGCGGCCTATACGCAGTCAGAGGACGGCGAGCACCCGGAGCACATCACGTTCAAGCTGGATTTTTCCAGCAGTGACAGCGTGGCTGTTTTCGGCGTGTGGCGCGGGATGTCGCCGGGAGACAGCATCGAAAATATGCTGCTCTGGGACTTCTACGTTGCAGACATGAAGGCTGTCGAGCCATTCGCGCATGACGGTCTCTTGACGCTGCCGATGCTGAAGGAATCTCCTGCTCAAAAATGTTCGTATGCGGAACTTGGCAAGGTTCTGTATACGAAAATGGCCGCCTGACAAAATCAGACG